TCTCCACCGCAGGACTCCCGAAAGGGGCCTGAGGCGAAAGTTTTCTCCGTGTTTACGACGAAACCAAGGATCTCAGCCATTACACGGAAATCAGCGTAATACTCCTTTTCTATGATGACATCGTCACCATATACTAGGAAGTTACGTGATCCACATGCATAGCACAGACCTGCAAAGATAAGAGTCTCAATACAGAAAGTCGAGCCGTTTCCCATCGAGGAAAACTTCTCGTACCTTCCTGTTCCGACAACTCCGCGATAAAGCGGAGAGCGGACTGAATCCAGGAACGCAAACCAAGGGGCTGGGAATAACCAGCAAACCGTGGCGTACGCGACTGTATCAGATGCACTGCTAAAATCAACGGTGACAAAGTCATCATTGATAGAAGCCTGCTTCGCGAGATTCTTATTATATTCCTGGCAAGAAAGGTCGATACCAAATCGACGTAAACGTCGTTTGGTCCAACTATCAAACGCGAGCTGCAGAGGGAGAGATCCCTCAGGCTCGCAAGCGATAGATCGATCCTTACGCCAGTCTTTCGGTACCAGCTCCACGCGATTGGAATCACAGGTCCTCGGGCGGACTTTATCAAATCCAAAAGATTTGATAATTTCTGCTACTCGAGATGAAGACTTACTTGTACAGTAAGGCTTCAACCCCAATTTTAGTTGGGGGATACTGTTCTTCCTAGGCGCGTGGCTTGTTGCTCCCGAGGTAACCCTCACCAGCGATGGCAATTGCTGGTCAAAGAGAGGGAAGCTCCCCAAGACGCGACAAATGTAGCGTCTAGCACTATGGAATCTCTGATAGAGAGGCGCATCTAACAGATGTGTCCCTAAAAGTATTCCAGTAATGCGGTCGTTGGCTTCGCGACAGCGCTCTTCGCTTTTATAAAAAGCGTCGATTGCCGCCTGCCGAAGCTTAACACGATCGGCAAACAGGGCGTTCTTCTTAAAGAAGGCCTCAATTTGCCTAAGGAACTTCCACTCCTTGACTGAATGCAATGACCAGTCAAAGAGTGAGGAGCAAGTAGACAAGGCCCCAAGATCGCGTGAACGGCGAAAACCGTTAACACGATCCAGGATTGCCTTATCCACCAGAGAGTCTAGGGCATACTGTTGAGATATCTCATACACTATGTCTTGAGGGTTCATATGAACCTTCCTTTCTAGTTGATTTTGGAGTCTTTAAGCTGAGAGTTCGCTTCCTCCGAGATACGTCTCAGAACTTCTCTTACGATAAGTTCTAATGCGTATTCAAGGATTTGGCGAAGCATCTCAGGCATTAAAGGAACTCCTGAGTGTTTACGGAATTCGCAAATTCGTCACCAGAGAC